GACTGGTTAGTTGGAACTATATCCCCGTCAACCTCTTCAAATCCATCCTCAGTCCTGTCAAAATGGAATGTGACATAAGGCACTTGCTTATTACGTTGGTAATCTCCTCCGCTTATATATCCTGTAATTAAATACGCATAAGCATCCGAACCTACCTCATCAATACTAAACCAATCTTTAAACTGTTTGTTATACTTCTTAGCTACAGATATTTCGTATTCACTACCGTCACTAAATATAACTAAGTAAGAGGTCTCGCTAGCAGCATCTAACATAGATTCAGAGGAAACAACAACGTTGTCTGTCCCTACCAACACTACGTCTGAACCAGATACCACTTGTGATGTGTCAACAACAGATTTAAAAGGTGGTGACTCAAACAAGCCTTGTAAGCTTGCAACAGTGTTGTTTATAGTGTTTTTATAGAAAGCACCTAGGCTAAGGTCAATGACAATCTCTTTACTCGCATTACCTACGTTGAACAGCCACATAACCTTCCTCTCAAAAGAGTCATACATGGCACTACAGTTAACTTTAGAACTTGTAGGTATGCTTTCGTACTCACTGCCTATCACATTGCTAGACAAGTCTTCAGCTTCTAAATCCCCAAACTGGTTAGGGCTTACTTGGTAAATAGCCTCTTTAGACCAATACAACACTGTATTATCTACAACAACAACGCTACCAGAAGATATAGCACCTTGGTTACTAACTTTAACAACTTTATAATCCGTTGCTGTGAAACCATAACCACTACCACCTAAGACAGCCCACACACCATTTTCAGCCAAGATGACTAGGTTATCTCCTACAGGCACTAAAGATTTAATACCATAAGCTTCATCTATACGTATGAAGCCTCCATCAGTATCAAGTAGTTCAGAGAAGTCACGGGAAGTTGGGTCTCCTTTCTGGTGACATGAACCTAGGTCTGACTGGTCTTCTACCAACTGAGAATACATAATGTAAGACGATAGTTTGGGAGAGTGTCTATCACCACCGATAACTTCACCAGAGAAACCTGCATACCACATACGTCCAGCATAACTGGCAACTACATTAACGCCTCCCGGAGTTCTGTCAGTTGGTAAAACCCCTACTTGAGGTTTGTATGTGTACGTACCTTGGGATTCATCAAGTGATGAAATCTCCTCATAACGGCTTGCACCCCTGTCAAACAAGTCAATAATGAAATAACCGTTAGGTGCTTCAAAGTTACCAGAGGGGTTTGCTATAAGGTTTTTAGCGACAAACCTTTCAGTGTTTCTGTCTTCACTATTGTTAGCATCTGCAAATAACGCTGAGTTAACATTATCTGCATAACTAGGCCAGACATCGGCCTGGAAACCGTTACGAAAGATTTGTATAGCGTCCGCCAGTAAAGTAACTTCTGAATACCTGAAAGGAGACCAAGACATGTTCCTTAAGTTGTACAATAGCTGAGTGCTAGGTTCAGCACCTCCCCTTTGACGCTTACTTACATTCTCAGGCGACCTCCAATCATAGAAGCCAGTCTCACCGTCCTGAACCCCAAACACATCCCTTATCTTAATCCTGAAAGTAGTAGGCTTTACACCTAATAAAAAATCCCTCTCGAAAGCTAGGAGGTCAGGTGAACCTACAGCGACAACTAAAGTACCGTCAACTTGAGAGAAGCTGAACCCTTCAGTACCGTCACTGTCATCCACAACATAACTAGCCACCTTACTATCTGAAATAACGTCTTTAGTTGTGTCAAAGAAAGTTAATACATTACCTACCTGAACTACTAAATACTTAAGACGTGCGTCACCTGAAACATTATCCCATATGTACGATTTAATAACAACGTCTGTGTCACTTGTTGAAACACCAGTAGCCACTTTGACATAATCAGGCTCTAAATCTATACCATCACGTCTAGATAAGCTGCCGTCACGACTAAGTACAAAATTGTCTATATCGATAGCAGTACCTTCTGGATATGTAAGGGGGCTAGCCTCTGTGTAGAGACCTTTTACGAAAGTGTTAAACTCACTTACTTGCCCTTGCCTTGCCATTACTATCACCCTCTGTGTAGAAATCAATCGCTTTCTGTGCTTCTTCTAGACTTGTGTACATACCTCTTAGCGGTGCAGGTACACTGCCTTTACCTTTAGGTTTAATAACCTTATATGTGAAAGCACCATTCTCAATTTTATATTTACCGTATTCCATTAACTTCTCCTGAATGTTGGCTCTGACGTCCGTCTACGTCTACCATAAGTTTGCATCTTAAGACCACCGTTAACAGTCCAAGCTTTACGTGACAACCAACGTTGCTGTCGGCTAGCTTCTTGCTCTGCCTTAATGTCCTGAACCTGTTTAATACGCAACATACATTTACTCTTAGACTCTTCTATAAGAGCTATAAAAGCTTCTGCTGGTAGGTCAGGGATGAAGTCATCTGAATGAGTCCACTCAGGGATTACGTAAGCCATAGCTTGTGTCCTAGACATTTGCAATGTACTATCAACTTCATTATTATACGAATCGAACACTAAGTTTTTGTCATCAAAAGATGTGTAATAAGTTGGGTGTCTGTCGTTACCTATAAGTAATTCAACACCTGTGTAATCAGTTATAATATCAACATTATTACTATCGTTATTTCGTTTGTTTGTTATACGCAGAAAGTCATCTGGCTCCACCCAATTAACAGGTGTGAACTTCTTCCTTGTCTCGTCCTTGCCTGCCTTGTTATAGTTAATAAAGCAAAGCTCTTTAAAGTCTTCCTTAACACTCATATGTGTAGGATGAGCTATACTGCCAGATGCAACCATCTGAACAGTCTTACGTGTGTGAGGCCAGTTACGGTTACTAATCATCGCAAAGTATGTAGAACGGACTATCTCTGCTACTTGTGCAGATTCCACAGTATCGTCTATAGTATTAACCTCATCACTGTCCATATCAGATAAGATTTCTTGTACTATTCCTAGTAAACTCTTTTTCATAAACCCTACCTATTAGTGATTACTTTAACGTACCAACCTCTGACTAATACTGTGGCTGCTGAGTCTGTGACAATCTTAAACCTAGCTTTACCATTTAAAGTGCCTGAGTCTCCCATGTATACGCCATTATAACGGTTGACATTTATAGAACCAGCCGTCTTAACAATACCATTGGCAAACGGAATGTCATAAGGCACTCCATCAGTGTTCATCTCAAGAACCACTTCAAACTCTTGGTTGGCTGTTGTGGTTGTTAGTTCTATATCCAGACGTATGTCTACCATATCGTCAGATACAAGACCTGCACCTGCCCAATCGAATTTATTATCTACACTAGTCCAAAGAGTGTTAGCTATAAGACCACTCTGTAAGGAATCTCTAGTGAAAGCTCCGGCTGCATCATTTGTCAAGTATGCAGGTGTACCTGCGGTCAGGTTGATTGGAGTGGTTGCTGTAGTGGTATCGTTATAGTCTGCGTAACCTATTGCAGTGCCTTGTGAAACCGCTTTCCAGACAACCCCACCTGCCCCGTCAGAGTGACACACTGTATCTAATTGCGCTGTAGAAGCACCTTTAGGTGGGTGTAGTTCACTATCTGGAATATTCTTATGTTGTAAATCTGCCATTTACTACCCTCTAGTAATAAAAAAGGCCGAAAGGCTAAAAGCCCTCCAGCCAATTTCCTTCAAGCTTTAAGGTTACAGAGCGTAAACTTTATACTTGATTAATGCTTTACCACCAGTTGCACCTGTAAGAGCGATAACACCTGTGTTACCGTCAGGAACTTGTACTGGAGCTTCCTGTGTAGCACCTGAAATGTCAACACCACCGATAGTCTGTGCTGTCACTGTACCAGATACTTGAGAGATGTCGCACTCTACAACGTATGCTTTACCGTTTGTAAGGGGGAATCCGAAGTCTAGGCCGTCACCGTCTAGGTCATACATAAATTCCTTAACTGCACCAAGAGTGTTTAACACACCCTCAGTACCACCTACTGCACGAGCACCGTAATGGTTGCTGACACCGATACCTGCTGTATTTTCAAAAGACATATCTATTCCTTATTAGTAGTTAACTGCTGATGTAATGATTACACCTAGTGTATCAACACGTTGAGCACCGAAGCCCCAACGAGCACGAACTACATACTCATCACGAGCGAAGTCCTTATTACGTTCACCTTCTACTTTAGGCATACGACGCCATGCAGCCATAATAGGCTTAGTCTGGTCATCTAAGATACACATAGCAATGTTAGCTACAGCATTACTTACTGATGTAGTACCGTCTGAGAATGTACCAGTAGGTAGGCGGTTAGAAGTGATAATGTCGAAACCGTGAAGACGCATACGGAACTCTTGTCCAGTGGCTAAACCGTCTTCAATAATCTTCTGACCGAAAGGAGATACATCGTGAGTAATCTGCACTAAGTTAGACAATGTAGCATCTACAACAGAGTCACAGATGAATACACGACCTGCTGCTGGAACGTTAGCCTTGTTGAAAGACAACTTCATAGCAACTAAGTGACCAAGAGCAAACACGTTGTCTGTCTCTGCACTTGACAGTCGGTGTGGGAAGCCATTAATCGTGTTAGGGTCTGAATCTGTCTGAGCAGCGTTACAAGTCTCTAAGAAGCGAGACTCGAAGTTCTCTTGAATAGCACGAGTAGACTCTACACTACGAGCAGCAGCTAAAGCTTCAACCTGAGCACCGTCTTCACGTAAGTCATCAGTGATGTACCATGCGTCACCTACATAGTCTGTAAGCTGCATTGTCACTTCACCTGATTCAATTGGATTGTAAACTAACGGTGTATCTTCTGATGCTTCCTGTAACGTCACTTTACCGATAGATTTGATGTGTAACGTTTCACCAGAGCCAAAGTCTGAGACGTTACGGTAGAAAGATTCACCCAGTAAACCATCCTCAAGAGTGGTAAGGATGAACTTTGAATATTGTTCCGCTTCGATGAACGGACGAGTATTATCAACTAATTGCATTTATATTAACCTGTGATTCCATGCTTCTCGTAGATTTCAGCTTGAATGGCTCTCCAATGACCCTTGATGTCAGAGCTTTTAGCTCCCATCAAAAGACCTTTAACCTTTCCAACTTCTTGAGGGGCTGCGTTAGGAACAAACTGCCCACCTGCCGTTGGTGCTGGAGTACTTTGAGAATTACCAAATAAAGAAAGAACAAGCTTAGGACTCTTCTTAGCTAGCTCCTGAAGTTCTGACGGCTTGTAACCAAGCTCGTTAGCTTTCTCCTGAATCTTAGCTTGAGTGTTGTCACCATAGCGTTGTGTAAGTTCAGACACTACCGAGTTCAAATTATTACTAGCAACCTCTTGTTGTTGACGTTGTGTAAGCTTTTGTTCTAGTAGTTTTTCAATGTCTTCCTCACCTAAACCTTGTGGCTGGTTAGCCTCTGGTTGGGGGGTAGACTGAGATACGATTTCTTCTACTGATTTACGAGCTTCTAACTCCGCACGTAGTTTAATAATTTCCTCATCCTTAGTAGATAACTCTGACTTAAGTGACGGGATGTATTCTTGCGAATGCTTTAAAGCCTTGATTGCGTCTTCTAGAGAACCGTATTTCTGTTCACCTTGTTCATTCTTAATGGTCGCAAGCTGGTCGGCAAATACGTCATTTGAAGAAGGAGTTGGTGTAACTGATTGTTCAGGGGTTGCCTGAGGAGTACTTTGATTATCACTAAATAGCGGGTCAGCCATGAAGTTTCCTTTTATTATAAATTGGCATAGGTGTAACGAATCGAACGCTACAAGTACGGGTTTGGAATCCGACTGATACCCAGTATCTCACCTACATTGTTTGGTCTCCGAGGCAGGATTTGAACCTGCGACAGCCCGCTTCCAAAGCGGCATCTCTACCAGACTGAGACTACACGGAGAAAGTATTGGAGCAACTACCGAGGGTCGAACTCGGAACACTGACTTGGAAGGACAGAGTTTTACCAATTAAACTACAGTTGCTTTAGTATGTGTTCTTATAAAGAACCAAATGTCTTATCTTACGCAAGAAATATAAAGAAGAATAATATATTTCTTTATTCCTTATATTCCTTAATCATTGATAAGGTCACTTCGTTCCACCTTATACTTAACTGGTTATACTAGTATATATACTTTTTTTAAGCTTTTTACTTTAAAAAATGTTAATTTTCTTCAATTAATTTTAATATTTCTTGTAGAGCTCGGTTATAACCTACTGCGTCTGCCTGTAATTGAGACCAATTAGGAGTGTCATAGCCACCTTTAAGTAACTGGTTCTTAAGGTTTTCTTCCATTTTATTGCGTAATATTACACCTAGACGCTTCCGCGTAGCGGAGGAGTGAAGAAAATTTTCCTTCAACTCCCTTGCTACGTCCTTGTCTAAGCCTTTAGTCCAAGACGTTAACATTAAACCATACCCTCCTCAGGTGATGCTTGTTGTTGCTCTACCATCATTTGCTCTTCCATAGCACCACTTAACTTCTGCATTTCCATCTGTTCCTCTAACGCTACATGAGGCTTAAAGATTCCAAGCTTCTCTACATTAAGGGCAGAGGCGAAAGCCTTCGACAGAGCCTTAGCGGACACGTGAGGAGCAACCATTTGGAATGCTGGTGTATTAGATAATGTAGTAATGTTCTGGATAAACTTAGCTTGCTCAGCGAAATGCCTAGCACCTACTGGGTGTAAGATACCATCTCCTACAATATCATCAGCAGTAATCTGACGGAACACTGTAGCGTCTAGCTCTTCATCCATAACTCCAATAGTTTCTGGACGGTCTAGGTTACGGTGAGCCACCTCAAGCATATCATTAAGAAGAGGTTCAAGTAGGAGTAGTTCAAAAGCTGTAACCTTCTCTTGGAAGATACGTCCAGCAGCAGCTTGTAGTTGGTCTACCTCAAATGCAGTCTTCTCACCCGGGCTTCTAATACCCATAGCTTCACGAGGAGCACCTGCATACAGTTCCATCTTATCTTCTAAAATAGAAATATCGTTATTAGCTTGGAAGATTCCGTTAAGTCCACGAGACACTTCACCAACGTCACCCTGCTCGTCTAGGTGGATAGTAGCTCCCGGTCTCCACTCAAACTCTTCAACCTCACCCATAATCTTAATAGGTGGGTTTACAATTAAGTCACAGGCATCAGCCTTAAGGTTCTCTAAGTGGTCGATACGGTATTGCATACCTACCAGATTATCCAAAGGACTCATAGCCCATAAGTTATCAGGACGTTTACGCCATCCTACGTGGTGTATAGGAGCTTTTCCTGCATAGGTTGGTATGTCAGTATCTCTAACAACAGAAGTCCTATCTACGACGGTTATAAGACGTCCTGTGGATAGTTCACCTGTCTCTGCATTGTGATAATCTCCCCAGAACTCTAATACTTCTACGTACTCAGACATTAAGTACTCGTAGTAGTTACCAAAACCATCTGCTGTAAAGCCGATAGCCTTTTCAAAATCCTCAACAGAATAGCCACCCTTCACTACGTCACGTTGCAGCTCTAATCGTTTAGTGATAGCTTCTGCCCAGTAAGCTTGGTCAGGGTCTTCTAAGGCAAGCTTCTTAAGCTCCCCGATAGATTTTAAACTACGTACTATCTTAAAACTTTTCTCGAAAGACTCTGCTAGAGGGTTAAACACAATGTCTAAAGGACTTACTCGGTGTGCAACAGCTCCTATATAGTCAATCATCTCACGACCGCTTGGGAGAATCTTAGAGCGCTTTTCAAAGCTAGGCAAGGCAAAGACATTACCATAGTCGATATAATCGTACAGGAGCTGGCTCACGACGTCTCGGAACCCACTACGACGGCATTTAACAGCCATGTAGTTCTCAATGACTTGAGCCTTATCTCTTAATGAATCTTCATTAGAAAAACTCTCCCACTGTAACCAGTTTTCGTTAGGGAATAGGGCTGTTAAGTAGTTAGAGTGTAAGTTGTCCCTAATCTGACATAGCTTAGGTAGTGTTGTGGTGTTACCCCAAGGTAAGCTAGAGTTGGAGGTAGTAGTTGTATCTGTTGCAAAGATATAGTTACGCAACTCCTGTTTCTGGTCTAGCCACTCCTTACGTTGGTTATTGTACTTATCCCATAGATTACTAATCCACGCTGCTTTATCTGAGCGTTGTACTAGTGCTGTTAGTTCTGCAACTTTTGACATTAATAGCCTCCAAAACGGCTTTTAGGTTTATTACTGAAAAAATCTTTTACGTTACGTGACATAGATTTAGCAGGGGCAACTGCAATCTCTACGGCAGAGGCAAGGGCATCCTTACAGTCATCATGAGCTGGTCTAGCTAGTACTAGTTCCTCCTCTAAGACTGAAGTCCAACCACCTTCAAAATGCCATACACGTAAATCATCATACAAGTGCTCTAGTGCAGCAGCGATACGTTCTTCTTTAGTACCTTCTGCCTTACTAGGCCTAAACTCATCCACAGAGAGCCTCAGACCCTCTTTACGGACATAATCTTTAATAGCATTAACAATCACCTTCTGTGCTACCGTAACCTCTGCACGGAGCTTAGAGAAGTTCCACTTAGAATGTAATGCTGCTACATGTTTAAAATACTGTAAGGTTTTATCTGTCTTAAACCTGTCAATATCCAGTACGTAGTAGTTCTTGTCACAATCGACCCCTACAACTACAATAGCTGTGTAGTCTGCTGCCTTACTTAAGGAGAATGCAAAATCCACCGCAGCATAGATATTTAGCTTATTACCGTTGTAAGTCCACCGACTTCCTTCTTTCTTAAGGAGACGGGGGTTGTAGTATTGAAACTTCTCCCTACTAATACGGTCTGAGCTAGGGTCATTAGGGTCATTATAATACTGTGCAAAGAACTGAACCCTGTCCGAATACTCGGCTTTAATACGGGCTAGTGTCTGCATATCAAAACCAAAAGCTTTTCCGTCAGGACGTACAGCACGAGGCCAGATAAAGATACCATCCCTCTCTACTACATACTCTTTAACCTCCCACACAGCAGCTTGGTCAACTTTAACACCTTCGTCACTATACACGTCGTATATTTGATTCTTCCAAGTGTCGTAGATGTCTGTAGGGTGGTAGCGAGTACCACAAGCCATTGTAAAGCCACCACTGTTTCGGATGGACGTGAACTGTGAAGACTTCTTACTAACTGACTCACGCCCATCCTCGGTGTATGCGTTCTCTGGTACAACTAAGTCATCTGCTACAACAATATCAGCGTGCCAGCCTGTAGTGTTAGTCGTAAGGCCAGCAGTAGCTATAGTAGCATCTCGAATACCCTCTTGCTTACGTTTAGGGTGGTCTACTGACATCTTCATACTTGACCACTTCTCACGCTTACCTTCTTGAGGGTTGATGTACTCAGGGAAGAAACGCATATAGGTTGAACTACCCAAGATATTCTGGATAGCATAAAGCTGTGTAATTGCTAGTTCCGCAGTAGCGGAAACGTATAACATAGTTACTTCAGGATGTCTTGTAATAATCCATGCACACCAAGTAGCTACCATGTGGCTCTTTAAGTGAGCACGAGGTAACATGATAAGTTTGTTACTTGTAAGGCTGTCTCCTTGCCCGTATAAGGTGTAATCCTGCATCCAGTCGAATATTTCATCATGTACACTGCCATACATATAACCGGGGTTAACGAGGCGTGCAAAGTAACGTAGCTCACTCTTAGCACGTTCCCTCACCTCTTTAGCTTGCGGAGGCATCTTATCAATTTTCTTGTACGCCTCAATTAACCACTCTTCCATTACATACTTCCTAATCTAACCACATCTGCCCCATACTCGTCATTAAGACGTTGCTCTAGCTTAGCGTCTTGCTCACTCGTATCTTTCTTAGGGCGTCCTACTCCAGTCTTAATCCAACCTCGGTCAGCTAAATACTTAGCCGCTTGGAACCCTTTATCTTCACTAGACATCTGCACAATGTCGTAAATAGCTTGGGAGCGTACTTTAATCTCAAGCTCCTCTCGCCATTCCTCTATGTGCTTTGCCATTAGTTTATTATTACAAAGACGTTTCCAATGTTGCCAACCTAGAAGGTATTTATTGGCAAAATCGTATTCGCCTAAGTCTTCATGCTCTAAATACAACCTCTTAAGGGAAGGATAAACCTTCCCCTCGTAAGTCTTATCTTGGTCGTCTAAGGTGTAGTAGGCATTGTCTGTATAACCTATCTCAAGGAACAAGCCCTGAGTAATCATACGCCCCCCACTATCCTTAAACTTACTTTTATCTACCATGTGAACCCCTTAACCTCTTCAACAGTTGTCAAGGCTAAAACGTCAGTCTCAGCTTTGTCACTTGCTACACGTATTCCCTCACGCTCTGCGTAGACATCAGTCAGGTCTTTATCATCACCTTTCCCTGTTACTTTGCGCTCTTGTGCTCGTGTAACTTTCCAATCTGTTGCTTGAATACGTGAGTTAGCCTCTGACTTGATACGCTGTACCGCCTCTGCTTTGTATCCATCTAAGGTTTTAGGGTCAACCCATTCAGAACCAGTCCACTTAAGTCCATAGTCAACAAATAGAGGAGCTTCGTCACTACTTTTTGATGTATTACCAACACAAATATTATCTTCGTTTAACAATGCAAACATTTTATCTCCTATCCAAAATCAATCAATGTGTAATAGTCAGCGCTACCAGAGCCAGCGTTAATACCACCACCCTCGACAAAAACATTTGTAGGGCTGCTTAGGTAAGCCGCAGCAAAATATCTAGGGTCGTCCGTATTCTGCTTTTTACCACCCCTGTAAACAAACAATGAGTTATCAGGGTTCACCTCAGTAACCGTAATGTTTTGGTCGCTTGAAGTTGGACTGATGACAAGCTGCTGCACTGAAACTGCTGTTGCAAACTCATATACGTAAAACGGAATGTAAGCAGTTGAGCCACTTGTATTCCTTGTGGCTCTAACTGTTGTATCATTTAATAACTCAACGTATGAGCATCTATGCCTGTTATCATGATTAAGGTTACTTCCTGACTGAGCCCCAGTAAAGACAATTGACCTGCTAAGGTCTACAGACGGGATTGTGGCAGTTGCTTGAGTTACAGCAGAGGAGATTGCTATAACCCCCTGATGCACTGCTGTTATACGAAGACCGCCAAAAAATTCACTTTGATTTGCCATATTAAGCTCCTAACTCCCTCCAATCAGTACCGCGAAGTTTTAGTTTTGTATATCTATAATCCATGTCAAGCGTGTAAGTCGCATCACCCATGAACGTAAAACCTGTCATTGTTAGGTTAATCGGATTGGAAGATAAAGCACCACCAACATCTAAAAACTCCAACTCTGCGTTGTCTGTCATATTGTTAGTTGAGAAATTGTTAGATACTTGAACGTTAAACGCACCCCCTGACGTATCAACAATATGTGGGTTTGGATTGTTGACAGTTGCAACAAACGCTGTGGTATTGGTTACATTAGTCAATTTACCGTTTGGTTTTTCGTAAGTGTCAGAAACACTGTCAAAATAGTTAGCACCAAGTTGGTAAGACGTAACACCACCTGTGTCAATATTCCCCTTACGCACATACTCACCAGATACACCTGCCCAAGGTTCAATGTAGAACAAGTTTTCTATATTAGTACCATCGTGAGAGAT